AGAAACCAATGCTTTCGTCGTATTTAAAAGCTCTCTTTCTTTTTCCCATGAAGCAATATCATCTAGTTCTTCACGGTTAAATTTACCTCTAGTTTTAGCCATATGTTAGTATATTTTAACTGATATCACTATGCCTAAGATAATCTTTGCATAGTGTATCTGGAAGTTAAAAAATGCCTTGAGTGCTTGATACTGTTTTTCGGAGAAAGTTTGGTCTCTAAATGGACTGATCGTTGATTTCTGTGCGCTTAGTTTGATTTTAGAAGTAAGATTAGTTTCATTAATTTCTAATAAGTCACTTAATACTTCATTGAAACTGATAGCGCCTATTTTGTAAGGATCTACTTTCTTGATGAATTTTCTACCAAGCCGGACTCCTTCTAATTTCTTAATAAGGTCGTCGCTCTCTAGGGCATCATCTAACTTGATTCGGATTGAGTCTATGCTTTTGATACGATCTGACTCTTCAGTAATCCATTCGACGTCTTCCTGCTGTAGTGATACTGTAATTTCTGAATTGTTTTCGAGGTAATGGAAATTCAACATGTTTGTTGTACCATATTCGCCGATTTCTTTTACCAAGATAGGAGAAATTCCCAGTGAAATAGCGTCGTCTCCACGTTCATCCATAGTGATTTCATAATCATTAAATGGAAATGACGACATAAAAGGAAGAACATCTAGTAGCTCTGAAGTCTTGTCTCGTGGCTCATCATAACTCAACCTCCCCATACTAATTTTCTTTTTATTATTTATTTTCGAATTTTAATTTTGCCGTAAAATTTAAACTCATCAACTTAATTTAGTATTATAATAATATATGATGAACGAAATGACGCCAGAAGAAAAGAGCAAACGAATACGTAGTCTCGATCTTAAACAAAATGCAATCAAGATCTTAATTAACTCGATTTATGGAGCGAACGGGAATCGTTGGTTCTATTTCTACAATCCAGCAGTCGCGCAGTCGATTACGCTGCAAGGACAAGACCTAATTAAGTTTTCAATTAAAGCAGTAAATCACTATTTTCAAGAGAAATGGCATCTTGATACTGAGCTTCATGAAAAGCTAGGTATTTCAAAATACACTATTAATAAAGTCGATGATGAAGCTGCGATCTATACTGACACTGACTCCATCTATGTGCAGTTTGACTCTGCAATTAACTCAATAGTCGGCGCTCAATTTAATAAAGACGAAGTTCTTAATATCTGTATCAATATCGACCGTTATCGTCTTGCTGATTACTTTGATCAGTGTTTTCAAAAGTACGGTCGACTCTTTAACACAAATAACCGACTCAACTTTAAATTGGAAAACCTTTCTGAGCACGGTTTATGGTTAAAGAAAAAGAACTATGCACTAAAAGTAGCATACGAACCTAATCCAGACTATGCCCTAATTCCAAAAGAAAAAAGGTATATGGTTATTAAAGGTCTTGAGTCAATTAAAGGTTCATATCCGATTTGGGCTAGGGATAAGTTGAAAGAATTTTACGAATTTATCCTATCCCAAGGTAAGCGTCTAGATCTAGAAAGGGATATTATTCCACGAATGATAGCTCTTCGCCAAGAGGCAACTACTTTACATCCTGATGAACTTGCATTTAACTTTAAAATCCGAGTCTATAATAAGTATATTACTAGTGAAGCTCGACTTGAATTAAAGAAAGGAATTTCAATCTTCCCTAGAGCAGCTGCCATCTATAATCACATGTTGATAAAGAATGGACTAGATGGAAAGTATCCAAAGTTGCGTGAAGGTGATAAAATCAAATTCTACTATTGTAATCCTAGTGAAAACGAAAACGAGTTTGATGTTTTTGCCTATATGCCAGGAAACTATCCAGATGAACTAGCAATTCCGATGGATTTCGAGTCACAATTCTTTTCCTTAATTGTTGATCCAATTAATCGACTCTTAACCTCAATGAAGGTTGGTTCCTTGAATCCTCAACTGAAACGAGCAGTTACTCTAATTCCAGCAAAAGGTAAAAAAGCAGATGACGAAGCTAGTTTATATCCACTCTATGCAGTTAATGCAGAAACGATGGAACATACCGAAGTTCCAGAAAAGTTTTGGAAAATAATTGGAAATCCTGAAGCAGAAGTAGCTGACTCAGATTCGGCTGAGTATATTGAAGTTCTAACCCGATATGGTCTAGATACCACAATCGTTCCAAAACTAGAACTTGATAAATATCTCAAGCGGCTATCTAAGAAAATAGAAAAATCTGACCCAGACACTGACCTACTAGGTGATGATAACATTTGATATTTTGAAGAAATACAGCGTAAATCAGTTCATTAAGGACCTCTTGAAAAAGAGGTTCAGTGGACTTCCTATAAAACAGGAAGTTAATGAAAGCGATGATAAGCTTAATTTCGCATGCCCGTTTTGCGGAGACTCTGAAAAGGATCCACGTAAAAAACGTGGTAACTTCTATCTAGCAACGAACAGCTATAAATGTTATAACGATGGTTGCGGAATAAAAACAGATCTTAGTGGTATGATCAAAAAGTTTGCCTTAAAATACGGGCTTACTTTACCTGATACTATTATTAAAGATCCGGAATTTGTCCACTCTGCTCCAGCCAAACGTAAAGGTTCCTTAATTGAGACTTTTATTAGTAAAGGAATCGGTAAACATCTTCTAAAATTAGATGATATTGTTGACAGATTCTCCTTAATCCCATGTCATCTAGCTCCAGAAGAGAGTCCAATTAGAGCATTCGTAGAACGACGCAAAATTACCAAGCTTCCGCTCTTTACTCAAAGCTGTTATTACGATAGTCGAGAAGATAAAATCTATCTTTTTAATCTTGATGCAAAATCCAGAAGAATCCTAGGTTTTTCAGCTAGAAAAATAGAGGCAACTGATGGACCTAAATATCTAATTAAAAACTATTCAGAATTTAGAAAAACTGGACTAGTTAGTAAGAAACTAGCTGATGATATTATTATTGATATCGATACCTTAAATAATTACTATAATGTAATGAATGTTGACTTTACAAAAAAGGTTATCGTTACTGAAGGTCAAATCGATGCAATGTTTCTCCAAAATTCAATGGCCTCTACTGGGGTTACCAAAATTAACCTCTTATTAGATAACATCTTAACCAGAGAAAATGCCCTTATCTTCTTTGATAATGATAAAGCAGGTCGAAATCAATCTATTAACCTAATTAAAAAAGGTTATCGAGTCTTTATGTGGTCGAAACTATTAAATGACCTTAAACTTCTCTATCCTACTGACTGGCTTCGGAGTATTAAAAAGATTAAAGATGTTAATGACCTCTTTATTTTTCTCCATTCTAAAAACCAAGATCTAAGTTTTACTGAATTTAACGAACGTATCGTCAATTACTTTTCTGAAAGCGAACTAGATGTCTTTTTTACCTAAATAAATAATAAAAAACTATCGCAATGATAAAGTTAATGAAATTATACGAATTCGAATCTCCTGAAATGCAGGTTGAATTAGAGGACCTAGATATTAATACTGAGCTTTTAGATAAATTGGTTGAACTTGTTGGTTCTGAAGAGGAAATCGAAGAGGCTGCTGAATTAGCATTTGAAGAACTTTCCTCAGCTGCTAAAGAAGGTCAAGTTGAAATGGCGGATGGAGATATTCCTGAAAAATTAGCAATTGCTGCTCTCCTAGTTAAATTAGTTGAACTTAGTAAAATTGGCCCAGAAGAGGCAGATGAATTTATCGCAGAGTATTTAGATTAATTGTCCCAAAAAATCGACAATTATGAATATTAAAAGCGTAAAACCTACTAATAAAACTGGTTACAAACAAGGCTACTTTGTTCCTAAAAATCCTGAAAAATACTCAGCAGACGCTAGTGAAATAATCTATCGTTCTAGCTGGGAATTGAAGTTTTTTCAGTATTGCGATGGTAATGACAATATTGTTGAATGGGGTAGTGAAAATTTCTCAGTAGTTTACTGGAACCCTATCCTAAAAAAGACTAGTAACTATTGGATTGATTGTTACATGGTAACTAAAAATGCAGATGGTAGCCATACTAAATGGCTAGTTGAAATCAAGCCCGACAAATATTTACATCCACCTGCACCACCAACTCGACTTACTGAAAAACAAACCCTAAATTACGCTCGACATGCTAAAGCGTATATCATCAATAGCGAGAAATTTAAAGCAGCTAAAGCCTACGCTTCTAAAAATAATATGAGATTTGGTATAATTACTGAAAACTTTCTCTTCAATAAGGTGTAGAATAAGATAGATGAAAGCATTTAACCAATTAGAAAAGAATAATGGTAATCGTTCACTTGAACAGGTTACAGAAGAAATTGGTATCTCAATCAATAAAGGTCAATTTTTACCAGGTCGCTTCTATTCGCTTAAGATAAATCCACCAGCTCAAAACTTAAATCAAGAAACTGTTGACCTCTTGAGTGGAGGTAAAGGTTACTTAAGTTTAAATCCGGTAGGGCTCGTACTGTTTCATCAAAATTTTGTAGAAAAGGTAGTAGTACTCGACCTAAGAGTAATGCCGCCTCAAGCTTCTGCTAAAATATTAGAAGCCTATTACCAGTTTTCTTTACAAAACGGTTATAGTAACCTTTTTTCAAAGGAAGGCGAATTATTACCATTAGAGAAACGTCAACTGCTTGACCAGAAATTTTACTTTATTACTGTTTCCATTCTTAGTGGTCTAGTAGGTATCGATAATTTATATCAGGCAGTAAATAAATATAACATAGACGATATTGCTTCAGCTAAATTAATAGACTGGGACAATTTTGGACAACTAATAAATCCTCGAATATCAGGTTATGGTGTTTTTCCAGAACCAGTAAATATGCAAAAGATATTTGAAGACTTTTTAACAAAATCAATACAACAATAGGATGGCTGGATTTTTGGAAACAACACGAGGAAATACAAGCAGTAAACTTGCAGGATTAAGTAAATTTGGAACTCGACATGAGGACCTACTACTTAAGAACTCGCAAGCAATAGGCTTTATTGAGGGTCAACTTCAACAGAGACAGGGTAAACTCAATGCAAAGGACGATTTGCTTCGTTTCTCTATGGCAATGACTGATACTACCTCTCAGCTAAGAACAAAATCAATCGCCTTTTTTCAATTAGACTATACTGAAAAACGTGAACGCCTTCGTGATATTGCAGCAAATGGTGAAATTGAATTTGTATTAGAAACTATCGTTGATGATATGATTGTTTACGATGAAGAAAATCGTTATGCATATCCAAAGGACCTTACTGGTAAAATGTTGTACCGTGGAAATACCAAAGAGGAACGTCTTAATTTCCAAGATAAAATCCTAGACCGATACTTTGAAAATTTTGAAAAGATTTATACTGCATGGGGATTCAGCAGCGGTGTTGCTGCATGGCAATATGGTTTCCAATTCCTAATTGAAGGTCACCTTTGCTTTGAAATCCTATATGATGACTTGCAGAAGCCGACAGAAATTATTGGTTTTAAAGAATTAGACCCAGCAAGTATTGCTCCTCAGCTTCAAAAAGATGCTAGAGGAAAACTCTTTATGCAATGGCTACAATACGACCATGCAACAGGTTCTACTAAGACTCTAAACGATAGTCAAATTATCTATATTTCTTATGCTAACCACTTTAGAACAAAGAGGGTTAGTTTCGTTGAACGTATGATTCGTTCGTTTAATCTCTTAAGAATTATTGAGCACTCAAAAGTTATTTGGCACGTAATGAATGCGCCAATTCGTTTAACTACTACTGTTCCTATTGGAAGTAAAAGTTTCCAAAAAGGTCAAGAGGATGTTCGCGAATTCTTAAATATGTTTAAGGAGGATATTTCATTTAACGGTGATACTGGAGAACTTAATGTCGAAGGTAAACCTAATATCCTATTCTATAAAAATTACGTAATGCCAATTAACGACCAAAACCAACAGGTTAAGGTTGAAGCGTTACAAACACCAGGTCCTAACTTATCGGGTTCTGAACTTCTTAATTACTTTTATAAGAAATTAAAGATGGACTCGAAAATTCCTTACTCTCGTTGGGAAGGTCAATCTGGAATGGGAGCATTTACCCTTAATTCAGAAGGTATTACTAGAGAGGAGATTCGTTACCAAAAATTCGTTAATCGTCTCCGAACAGCGATGTCTGAGATATTAGTAAAACCTTGGTATTTACAAATGTGTCTTGATTTTCCTGAATTAGCAGATGATTACAGATTTACTAATGCTATTGGTATTTCATATCACAACGATAACGTCTTTGAAGAGATGAAGGAGAATGAAATCGAGGCAAAACGCATTGCAGCATTCCAAGGCAAAAAAGGAGTTATGCGCGACGACGGTACTCCATACTTTGCTACTGAATACCTAATTCGTAAAGAACTTAAAATGACTGAGGCTGAAATTAAATCAAACCAACAATGGTTTGACCAGATTCCAGATGACGAACCTGCTGTTGAAAGTCAAGGTGAACCGCCAGCTCCAGGAGGAGTAGCACCAGCCGCAGGAGGAGCAGCACCGGCAGCACCAGCAGCAGAAGCACCAGCTGGAGGCGGTGAAGAAATTGCAGGCGGAGAGGTTAAAGGCGAAGGATTATAATCTACTAAATTAATTTAAATGCAACAACTTACTGGAGTTCATATCTATGAAAAACGTGGAGAAGACGACTGGACCCGATTAGGACTAGTCGTCCAACTTCTTTCTGTACTTAGCTGGAAATCTAGATATGGAAAGATAGAACTCTATACTAATGAGGCCCACTTAGAGGACCTCAGAGCCCACGGTATCGATAAGTTATATGATAAAATAGATACTACTACACTAGCCTCAGTAGAGGTCGACCGCAAAAGATGGTGGGCATTTGGTAAAATTCAAATAGCTGCGCAACTAGAACCACCATTTGTTATTCTTGATACTGACTTGTGGATTACTGACTTTATCCAATTTAATCCTTACGACGCTTACCAAGCATATCATTACGAAGTTATTTTTGAGCAACATCCAGGAAATAGCTATATAGTTGACCCACGTCCCCTCTTACCTGAGGAATGGAGAAACCGCTGGGATTTGCAGGTAGCGCCAACCAATACTGCTATCCTCTTTATTAATAACAAGGACTTTGCTCAAGACTGGTATGCTGCCTCTTTACGAATTGCATCCACTACTCCATTAGTAGATATTCAAGAAGACTTATCGGGCTCAGCCTACATGACCTTTATTGAACAGCGACTCTTGCCAATGATGGCAATGGAAAAAGGTCTTCCTTATTCTACACTGGTTTCACCGCGATACCTTGCCCATTCCAGTTTAACTGATGGTAATGAGTGGCAACCCAAGCACAGTGATTGGACTGACGAGACCAGACTAGAATTTAGTAAAATTATCCATATTTGGGGTTTAAAACGTGCCTTAGCTGAACCTATGGTAAAAGAGTTAGTTAAGACTGCAATACTACAAAGTGCTGCTAATTATCCTCAAATTAAGGAAGAGTATTCGAAAGTATTAGAATATTGGGATTAATCGTAAAGGATTGCAATTGGGTCCTTTTGTTCAGGCAAATTAATTAGGAGAACGAAAATATCCCTTTCTGATACTGAATCTGGATACATCATAGAATCTACCGTAATACTTCTTTTAGTTAATTCATTTGCATACTTATTAATTTGCATGCTTGCCTCTTTAGCGATTGCCTCAGAATCAATTGAATATTCAAAAAGGTATTTCTCAATATTTAGTCCAAAATCAGGTTCACCTAAAACTTCTCCTTTATTTGTAAAGAGTGTCATCTTTATTTGTTGAACTGCAGATTCTAAATCATCACTGATTTCAAGACGGTCGTCTTCGTATTTAGCATCACCATCTGTTCTAGTATAAAAATCTCTAAGTTGTGCCATATACTATATTTATCTGATTTCGAAACTAAAGTTGAATCCTGCAGATATGCAAGCATCACGTTTAGCATAATTCGTATCTAGTCTCAAATTAAAAGTATAATCTGATTTTACTTCAACTATCTTATTTTCAGATATGATATAGATATCAGGAAAGTATCTTCTTACTTTACCATGTATCTCATAAAATATCATACCTATTTTATCTTGAATATTATTGTCAGTTATTAGTATATCTTCTTCTAAATATCCTTGACTAAAAAGTTCATCTAATACAATATTCTCGTAGCCTTGTACTTTGACTACTTTGCCTGAAGGTAGAACATAATCCTTTTTCTTAAAAAATGAACTATATGATGCTGAAAAAATATTTGAATCTTGTCTAGGATGACGTGTTCCATACTTTTCGATTGACGTTTCAACATATTTCTCCATTCTTGAAATAGCAATATCTTTTGCTTGCATTAAATACGGTACACCATATCTTTTTAGATTTGTTACTTCTCTTTTTTGTAAAATTTCTTGATTGTTTTGAGAAACATATTTTCTAATTCCGTCATGTAATCTAGTATGTTGAGTAAACCAATTCACTCCATATCTTTCTAGATTAGTTTTCTGGACTTTTTCCTTCCACATTGGTGTTTGCGATACATTTATTACACCATGTTTTTCCATACACCCTTTTTTAGATTTATAAGAATTATGCTTCTTTCTACACTCAAGATTTTCGCATGTTCCTGTGTAAAATTCTCCAGATATTCTAGCATTTCTCTGTTTAACTTGGAGTTTTTCGCTACAGTAATTACACCTTTTAATATAAAATATTTTATTAATGTAGTGATGTACT